AGATATAAGAATCCACCTGTTAGCCGTAACATCATCTTTAATGAATTATATGTAGACTTCGAAGAAGAAGTAACAATCGTTGAGGGAGTGTTCGATGCTCTAAAAGCTCAGAATGCAGTACCGATTTTGGGATCAACTATAAGAGAGACATCAAAGCTATTTAAAAAAATAGTGGAAAAAGATACACCGGTTTTATTGGCACTCGATCCTGATGCAAGAAAAAAGGCAGCTGCCATAAAGAGATTATTTTTAAGATACGGAATTGAAGTTAGAGAGGTTAAATATGAAGATGATAGGGACATCGGAGATATGTCTAAAAAAGAAGTGAGAAAGTTGAGTAGAGAAGCGAAATTCGTCCATAGCTATGATGGCTTATTGGGCGCAATAGCCGCTGTTTAAACAGGAGAATCTATTTTGAAGTTTGCACACATCGCAGATACACATATTAAAAATTTAAAATTCCATTATGAATACCGAGAAGTATTCAATAAGCTTTATGAGTTGCTTCGTAAAGAAAAAGTGGATTATATCGTTCATTGTGGTGATATTGCACATACTAAGATTCAAATATCACCAGAATTTGTCGAAATGTGTACTAATTTTTTTAGAAGTCTGGCAGATATCGCACCAACCTATATCATTTTGGGAAACCACGATGGTAATCTAAAAAATTCAAGCCGTCAGGATGCCCTGACATCTATCGTAGCAGCTTTATCACACCCAAACCTACATCTACTCAAGAATTCTGGCGAAACACTCCTCGACGATTCTATAGCCCTAAATGTTCTTTCTGTTTTTGATGAAGATAACTGGATGCATCCTTCAAATCCGGATAAAATTAATATTGCACTCTATCACGGATCTATTTCTGGAGTAAAAACAGATACTGGCTTTATTATGGAGCATGGTGAACACCCATTTGATATATTTAAGGGTCATGACTATGCTTTCTTGGGAGATATTCATGAAACTAACCAACAGCTTGATGATGAAGGCCGTATAAGATACTGTGGTTCAACAGTCCAACAAAATCACGGAGAAACAAACGATAAGGGATTTCTATTATGGGATATTGAGGATAAGGAAAACTTTACTTGCCGACATATAGAACTCAAAAATCCCAAACCATTTGTAACCATCAATTTAACACCAAAGGGGAAAATGCCTAGAGGAATAGCAGTTGATAAAAACTGTCGTTTAAGATTAGTTTCCACCAACAACCTTCCACTAGATGTAATGAGAAAAGCTCTTGATGTTGCAAAGAGAAGATTCCAGCCAGAGAGTATATCCTTCTTAAATCGTGCTTCAGGTCAACGTGGTAATGTAGAAGACATCACAATGGGCTTAGAAGTAGAGGATTTGCGAGACCTAAAAATCCAAAAGTCTTTAATCGAAGAATATATTAAAGATTATGAAGTTGATAAAAATTTATTGAAGAGAATATTGGATTTAAATTTAAAATATAATAAGTTGGCGGAAGAAAATGAAGAAATTTCAAGAAATGTTAATTGGAAACTTCGATCTTTGGAATTTGACAATCTTTTTAATTACGGAGAATCAAATATTATAGATTTTGAAAACCTAGAGGGAATTGTGGGGATCTTCGGAAAGAATTACTCCGGCAAATCAAGCATTATTGATGCCTTCCTCTATACTATCTTTAATTCAACATCTAAGAACGATAGAAAAAATCTCAATGTAATTAATCAAAATAGAGATAGCTGTTTTGGCAGAGCTAAAATTTCCATTGGACATTTAGATTACACAGTGGAGAGAACATCTGAAAAATATACCAAAAAATTGAAAGGAGAAACAACATTAGAGGCAAAAACCAATACAGAATTTAATGTAACCTGTACATTAGAAGGAACTACCGAAAGTCTCAATGGTTTGACAAGAAATGAAACAGATAAAAACATCAGAAAGATCTTTGGAACTAAAGACGACTTTCTATATTCATCAATGGCTAGTCAATTAGACTCACTATCTTTTATTAGAGAGGGTTCTACCAAAAGAAAGGAAATCTTTGCAAGATTTCTAGATTTACAGTTTTTTGAAACCAAATTTAAGCTCGCGAAAGAAGATGCAGCCGATACTCGTGGAGCCCTTAAAAAATTATCGGGTAGAGACTTCAATCAAGAGATCTTAGATTCTAGAATGACTCTAAGTGAATCAGAAGACGAACTAAAAAAACAAAAAGACTCTTGTATCAAATATAAAGAAACCATTATCGAATGCAGAATAAAAATTGGTGAAATACAAGAAAAAATACGTTCAATTCCAGCTGAAATTATTGATGTTGTAAAGGTTAAAGGACAACTGAGAGATAAAAAGACACAGTTACTATCCACCAGAGATCAAATTAAGGAATTCTCACTAAAAAGAAACACTGACAAGAGCGGATATACACAAATTTGTGACTTTTTAGAAGCTTTTGATGAAACAACTCTCTACAAAAATAGAGATAAGATCTCAGAACTACAAAATGATATTAAAATACTCCAAAGAAAGAAAACAGATGAAGAAGCAGAATTACAATCTAATAAAAAGAGAGTAAAGCTCTTAGATGGCATCCCTTGTAATACTTCTTTCCCAACATGTAAATTTATCAAAGATGCATATGTCTCAAAGGCTAGTATCCCTGTCAATAAAAAACAAATAGATAGTATGTTAGCAGGGATTGAGGTGCTTGATGAACAAGTCGAGGAGATCAATCCAATATTAATCGCGACAAAGATCGAAAAATATCAAGAAGTAGTCAATACTAAAAACAATCTTTCCAACAACATCACAAATTACGATTTGAAAATTGAGAAGAATGAATCATGCATAACAAACTTATTGCATGATATTGAGAAGCTAGAAGACAAATTATCAGAATATGAATTGAATAAAGAGGCCATTGAAAATTTAGAAGGATTAAATTCCCAGTTAGCAGCATTTCAGTACGATGAACAAAATTCTGAGATTAAAAGTGAAAAATGTAATGATAAAATTCTAGACTTGTATAAATCCGTTGGCTCGATAGAGGAAAAAACTAAGAATCTACTGGAACAACAACAATCACTTAAAGATCTTCAGGAAGAATTTTCTGCATTCGATCTTTATATGCGTTGTATGCACCCAAATGGAATAGCATTTGATGTTATTCGTAAAAAACTTCCGGTTATCAACGAAGAAATAGCCAAGATTTTGGCAAATATCGTTGATTTTGAGATATTCTTTGAAGATGATGGCAGCAGACTAGACATCTTTATCAAGCATACACAATTTGACCCTAGACCACTAGAGATGGGCTCTGGAGCCGAAAAAACAATCGGTGCAATGGCTATCCGCCTTGCTCTATTGAGTGTCTCCAGCTTGCCAAAGGGAGATATATTTGTATTAGACGAGCCCGGTACAGCTCTTGACGAAGATAATATGCAAGGTTTTGTTGAAATCCTCTCAACAATTAAAACTTACTTCAAAACAGTTTTATTAATCTCTCATTTAGACGATTTGAAAGATTGTGTAGATATGCAGATAACAATTGACAAAAAAAATGGGTTCGCTTTCGTAAATGCTTAACTAATTATAGTGAGGGAAAATGACAATGACAGAAATAGCAAAAGGTGCAGTAGATAAGGTTCTAGAGAAAATAGTTTCAAGAAAACTTCTCGTTTGGGCAACAGCGACAGCATTAATGTTTACTTCTCATTTGGATAGTGGCGATTGGTTAATTTTAAGTGCTCTATACATTGGCGGCCAATCCGTAATCGATGCGATTGTCAAATTAAAAGATTCATAACCACAGAGGCCAAGCTTTCTTCCGATAAAATCGGGGAAGTTATACAACTGACATGATTAATATTAATTTTGGTGAAATATTTAAATCAATGGGATCATTTATCGGAAAGAACTGGCAAATGTTTGCCCTTATCATAGTAATCGTCTTGTTCTTTGTTTCTAAAAACGATTTTGGAGCACTGAAGAAGTCTATGGAGGTCATGACAGTGAGTTATCAAGAACAAATAGACTCAATGGAAGCTCTACATAAGAGAGAACTTAAGCTACGAGAAGATTCCATTGCCAATTACGAAATGAAATTGGCTGAGTTGACTCAACACTATGATGAAACACTGGAAGACTTGGAGAATAAAGAGAAAAAAGATATTGAAAAATTTAAAAGAGATTTTGAAGAGCAACCTCAAGAATTAGCCAACGAAATTGAACAACAATTCGGGTTTAACTATGTTGAATAAGGCCCTAATAATACTCGGTGTCTTCTTTTTTAATGTTTCACAAGCCTCTGACGGGCAATTTTCTTTCATCCAAAGAGGAGAGGTCGCTCCATTTACCGGCACCTTGTTCGATCCTGATGCTACAGCAAAATTGCTGGCAAATCATAAGTTTTTGAAAGAAAAATATGATTTAAAGCTTGGTTTTGAACTTCAAAAGCAGGAAAACAAGTTTAAACTTGATATTGAACAACTAAATATTTCTCTTCAAACTCAACAAGAGCATTATGAATCAATATTCAAGACTAAAAATACAGAGATTATACAATTGAATAAAATAATTAAGAAAAAACCCGGTTCAAATGCATTATTATGGGGCATTGCCGGAGGATTTGCAGTGGGAGTTGTGGCAACTGTAGGAATAACTTATGCGGTGAACAAATGAGCGATAAATTAAATAATATTGCTAAGTACGAAGTCGCTATTTCTAAAAAATACGGTAAAGAAGCCATCAAACACCCGAAAGCGGATTGGAACGACGAGAAAGAGAAGGATTACCAGCAACAAATTAAAGATCTGTATGAAAAAGAGAAAAAACAAGAAGAAAAAAATGAAAAAATAGAAATGGATGGTTTTTTAATATCTAAAAAACTATTTAATAAAGATAGTAACAGAAATTGCCCAGTTTGTTCTTCATATTCTTTTGATTTGAAAGACGACGTATACATGACAAAATTTGATTGCTGTTTTAAGTGCTTTATCCAATGGGTCGAAGGCCGAGAAGATAGATGGAAAAAGGGTTGGCGCCCAAATACAAAGGAATAGACAATGAAAATCACAAAATCTCAATTGAGAGAGCTTATCGAAGAAGAAATTAATGCAGTTGTTAGAGAAGGTGAGACGACTACTCCGCCACTCAACAAATTAGCTTTTGCATTAAGTCCCGAAGCCGTCATAAAATTGATGGCACAATCACTTGAAGGTGCCCCCCAAAATTTGCTGGATAAAATCGGCGATTTATCCCCGCAAGAGATTCTTCATGCTATGGCTGTTGCAACGGAACTTCCTTTGGATCAATCAGCTTATGGAGCCGGCGAAACCTCAAAAGCATCGCGAGTAATGGCAAAAGCAGTAAAACGAGAATTCCCGCTCGAAGAAAAAGGAAACAAATAAATGGCTACAACATTAGAAATTATACAGGGTATCGGTCAAGCAGCTGCAAATGCTTATGATGGTGCCCACGATCAAAGATTCGTTGAACCCGGAAAAGTAAAAGCAATCGGTGCTTTATCAAGAGAAGAAGGCTGTCCCATCATTGATAGCAGAGTAGTAGATGGATTTGGTGTCAAATTCATCGGAGATATGCTTCAAATTAATTATGAGGCAGATATCAAACTAAAAGATGTTTATGCCAATGGTTTTGAAGAAGAATGCGAAAGGCGCATTGAGGCTATTTCAGTCTTTCTTAAGAAAGAATATAAATTAATCACGGGAAAAAGATTATCTCTTACTGGACAAGGCGAAATAAAATGTCTTGTACAAAATACTTCAAGAGTGAGAACTTTTGTAATGTGCCACAAACTTTATAAGATTGGTGGAATGAAAGATGTAGAAACCTTGGGAGAAGCAATTACTGATCCCCTTGATGTCAATTTTCACAAATTTTTGAAAGAAGGTTCCTTTAAATAAAAATAGATGTCATATACACTCTCCAAAAAAGAGATAGTAGCTGAAATATTAAAATCAGGCAAAGACCCGGTTTACTTTATTAACAACTACGCCAGAATCTCTCATCCAATTGACGGGCTAATTCCTTTTAAGACTTATCCTTATCAGGCAGATCTGCTTCAAGACTTTAACGATTACCGTTTTACTGTTATCTTAAAGGCAAGACAACTTGGTATCTCAACTATAGCCGCCGCCTATGTTGTTTGGCTAATGTTATTCCATCGCGATAAAAATATTCTTGTTATGGCCACTAAATTCAAAACTGCCTCTAACTTAGTTAAGAAAGTTAAGGCCATTATGAAAAACCTGCCCGAATGGATTATAATTTCAGAGATTTCTATCGATAATCGTTCATCTTTTGAACTTTCAAATGGATCTCAAATTCAAGCAGCCTCTACATCCGGCGATGCTGGTCGTTCTGAGGCTCTATCCCTCTTAGTAATTGATGAGGCCGCCCATGTTGAGAATTTAGATGAGCTATGGCCCGGCCTGTATCCCACTATTTCAACTGGTGGACGAGTGATCGCACTGAGTACACCTAAAGGTGTTGGTAACTGGTTTCACAAAACATATAGTGGAGCTGAAGAAGGAACAAACGACTTTCATCCAATTAATCTACCTTGGCACGCACATCCGGACAGGGATCAGGACTGGTTTGATAAAGAAACTAGAAATATGTCCCGCCGCGAAATTGCTCAAGAGCTTGAATGCAACTTTAATACTTCCGGAGAGTCTGTAATTCATCCAGATGACATCGCTTGGGTTGAGAGTTTAGTTTGCGACCCCAAATATAGGACAGGTTTTGATAGAAATATGTGGATTTGGGAACAATATCAAGCTGATTCTTCT